TAAAAGTCTTGTAGCTTCTTGAATATCTTGAGGTACTACCTTGTATCCAAAGTCTGCATCAATCACATAATCATATCCGTCAGAAAAGGCTCTAGATAAGTATCTATCTCTCCACACTTGTGGATATTCTGTTTTATTGCTTTCTTCGTGTAATGGAACTATCGAAGTCTTATCCTTGCTAATTGTAAAGGTTAATTCATTAGTATCTGATGTTGAATCATATAAAAGGGTTCCATTTTCATATACCTTGTAAAGCTTGTTAATCTTTTCATTGACTACTAGATAGTCAGATCCATTTCCAACAATCTCTTTTTCTTTTCTAACATATGCAAATCCTTGAGAAACTTCTGAATCAATAATATATCTTGCAATTCTTTCCATTTCTTTTACTTGGGCAGTGGTTTTATTTAAATCTGTGGCAAGGGTAGATATATTTGTATATGGTCTAATAACATCAATATTTGTAGTAATAACAACTTCGTCTAGATAATCATAAACAGTTGCATCTAAAACTGCGTCATAAGATGCGTACTTTTCGTCAAGTAGGAAGGAAACTTCTCCAGATCCGTTTGCAGTAGCACTTGCTGAAACTACTACATCTGATAAAATATCTGAATACTCAATGGTATAAAGTCCACTTGGGACAAGATCAGAAAAAGAGACTGTTGGGATACTCCCATTAATTCTTAAAACTTCCATTATTTAACACCGAAAACTTCGGCTACCTCCTCTGGGGATGTGACTCTAATCTTGGGGAATTTGCTAACCCAGATATCAGCATCTTTTTTACTTACAATATTATAGCCTTTAGTAAGTCTGCCAAGACTTTTTTCATAAACGCTTGCATTTTCTACAAACAAACAAATTAAATCTTTTTCAACTTTTTTCATAATACATCTATATTATTATATCATTCATAAATAGATGAAGGGGAGACAAATTAATGCCTCCCCTCCAAAATTGACTATAATTAGTCTTGCATGAATGCTACTGCATCAGTTTCTTCAACTGCTACACCAAAGCGTAGGAATACGGTATATTCTACTGTATCCTTCTTTGGCTTGAACTCACGGTGTACTGTTACGTCTCTCTGGAAGCCCCAGATGCGGTTTTCTGGGAATGTAAGTGATACATAACCAGCTGGCATCAAAGGAACTTCAACCAATGGAAGACCTAGAACACGGTATGCGATTGGGCTACCAAGGGTCTGCGGAGCAGAGCCATCAATAACACGCTCAACGATACGCTCTGAATTCAAGTTACCAGAAGAACCAAGACCGTTTACAATTGCTGCAACGGTTTCAGTGTCTGCATAGAACTTCATGTTTGAACGGGAACCACGGTACTTACGAGGCATTGCAAGAACAAGTCCCTGCAAACTTTCGATAGTTGTACCGTAAGTTGCTGAATTACCATCGGCTTCGATTGATACGAATCCTTCAAGGATGTTCAGGAAGTTGTTTGTACCAGTTCCTGTACCATTGATGGCTAGATCTTCAAGATCGTTAGCAAACGCACGAGTCATGGTACGGACCAAGTGATCCTCCAGACCTGCACCTTCGATATTATCTTCAAGAGCTTCAGTCGAAACTTCCCAATCAAGACGAATCTTCTTGGTTGTAAGAGTAACCTTTGTGAACTGAACATCAGCGTTAGTGTAGGTTGCATCAGCCTGGGCTGCTGCACGAATTACACGTTCTCCAACATTCATTTTCTCAAGCTCAGTTGTGTTAGCTCTCATTGTGACTCTACGACCATCTTGGGCTAGAACCTGCTGTTCAAAGATATACTCAATAAACTGACGTGACTGTTCAGGCTGCAAAATACCGCCATCAGACACTAGATCACCAACTGGGTTAGTATTGTCAAGAATTCCAGCTGCTGGAGTACTTACTCCACCAATACCACCAGATGCGATAGTACCAGCTGCAGCCGCTTTTTCTAAAATTTCATTATTTTCTGTCATTTTTTATTTCACCTCCAGTTTCTCTTAATGATATAGGTCAGCGGAATTTAGGAAACGTCCACCCCACATAGACCCTTTTCTTATTGTATTGCCCTGAACGATCCCGCCAAGATCGCCAGACTTACGGACAGCGGTATCGTCTTCTAGACCATCCACACGCTTTCCAAACTCTTCAAGACTGCCTCTTACTCCAGCAACTTCTTCTGCTACTGTGGCGTGACCCTTTTTAAGGTCTGCAATCTCTTCATTTAGTGACTTAATTGTTGAAACAAGTTCACTCACTGCCTCTGTTACTGAAACCTTAATTTCGTCAACAGCTTTTACAAGCTCAGAATCAGCTGAATCTGTTTCAACAACAGACTTTTCAACTTCAACGTCATCGGAAGCTTCTTCTGCAATTTCTTCTGCAGGTGCTTCTTCTGGATCAGCAGACTTAACTACTGTTTCCTCAACAGCGTCAACTGCGTCAACTGACTTTTCTACGGTTTCTTCGGCAGGAGCTTCAGCAACAACTTCTTCAGTTGCAACTTCTTCAACGGTCTCTTCTACTACTGTATTATCTTCTGACACGTTGTTCTCCTCCTCTATATTGTTTTTAACAATTGACGCATTATTGTCAATCGCTGATTCAAGCGTTTCGCCTGAAGTTTCTGGGGTTTCGGAAACATCTTCAGATTTAGCAAGGTCTGTAGAACCAATAAACTTATTTAAAATTGATTTAACTGTCATAGCTTTTTCTGTATCCTTTGTCTCAACAAAACCAATATTTTTCATACTGACTTCACATGATGGGCAACTTGAATCGTCAACTTCTGAAAGTCTGACGATACCGTCATTCTCACACCAGTAGACATTTTCAAAGTCTGCTTTTGCAATTATACCATCTATTTGTTCATCATTGTTAACTTTTTGAATTGACACGACATTTGCAAATTGATTTGCTGGATTATCTACCAAAGATAGTTCATGAAGTTCATAATCTTTAACAATTCTAATTGTCTTATCAATGTTTTCATCCCAGCTATTTTCTGAATCTTTAATTACTCCACCAATGGAAAAGCCTGAGAGAGTGCCATCAAGAACTTTTTCCCAAGTATCCTGAGCACCCTTAGAAATATATGCATCTACATAGACACCATTATAAAGTTTGTCTGTATTCTTATCAAAGAATTTTTCTTGTCTAAAATTAACAACCTTGCCAACTGCAATAGCTTGATGCATTTCTCTCAAGTTGCCACGGAATGTTTCAAAAGCCTTTATACTTACATCAGTAGGAACAATGTCTGCTTGCTTGTCAATGTTATCAAGCGTGGCAAATCCAGAAACGATTCTACGCTCTACATCCACTTTAGCAATTGGCATTGATAACTTGATATCATCGTTATCTGATGTCCAATAAGCCTTGCTTAAATTAGTCATGTTATTCCTATTATATATGTATTTTTTATATCTTTATAATATTGTTATATTATACTACAGATCTTCCTTCGCCACCAGGATTTCTTCCTGTTGTGGTTGCAGTTGAATCAGATGCTTGATCAGTTCTTTGCTGATCTCTTTGTCTTGTTCCAGCCATTTGAGCATTTTGCTCTGCACGTTGTTGAGGGGTCATAACTACTGGAGTATCTCCTTGTGGAACTACTGGGAGTCCAAGTCTAGGTCTGATATCGTTTGGAACAACAACTTGTGCTCTTAGATATCTTTCATCAATTTGACTTTGAGTATTTTCATCAGTCAAAGTTAGTTCATTAAACTTTAGTAAAAGAATATCTGTCTTCTCTTTAATAAGTTTGTTGATTGTTTTTTCTAAATTCTTTTGGGCTGGTCTTGCTACCTGTTCTTTAAATGTTCTGTCTGAAACAAGTGCAGAGGCAATTGAGCTACCAGGATCTGATCCAACTTTTGAAATTGGAACTTGATGTGCCATAAGGATATCATGAACATTTGAAGTTCTATACTTATCAAATGATCCTTCTTGAATTCCATTTTCAACTGGCTCCATTTTAAATTCAACCTTGTTGTCTGGACCATCTCCAGGAAGTGGGATGTAAAGGGTTCTATGATTTTGTCCACGAAGACCAGACTGTAGGAATCTAAATAATTTGTCTTCTGCTTCTGAACTTAGCTTTGCACCTTTTAGTGTAACAATATATCTTGGCACTGCTTTGTTTTCAAAATAATCAATATTGTATCTTGCAGCAAGCTGGTCTCCAACTACTGAAGTTGCAGCAGACACAACATCTGGAACTCCATAGTAAGTATTTTTTGGACTATATTTTTTAATATGAATAAGTTCATTTGGTCGTGAGTCTGTGGTTACAGGATTTACTGTTTTTGTGTCTTGAAAGTTTTTAAAGAAAACAACTCTTTGATTTACAATCTGAACATAACCATCACGCATACGTCTTACACGAACTGTTGTTGCAGGAATGTGACCGATATAGCCAATTTCTCCAGTATTCTTTCTTCCAATTTCAATGTATCCATTTCCAGTTGCTTCATAGTCTGTCATTGCTTTTTCAAGGACGTGGGTAAAAGTATCTTCATCATTTAATTCTTCAAGCCAATTGCTTAATTCAGACTTAGCTCTTTCAACTTTTCTCTGGGCTCTAACTCTTTGATTAACATCTTCAATCTCTTCTATTCTTGCTTTAACAATATCAGACATTATAAAACCGTATCCAAGACCAACTGTGTTTGCAACCTTTGCATTAATTGCAGCGTGGTTTGCAAAAGAATTATCAAAAAAGAATGCTAATTCATCAAGATTATAAGGTGGCAACACGACATCAAAAAGACCATAGGCTGTGGTTACGTCTTGCTCTGGAAATAATTGCTTAGACTTTACACCATCTTGACCAGTGTAAGCCTTGTTCATTCTTGTAATTCTGCGTTTAAAGTTTGCATCTATACCATCAAAACCTTTTACAAGGTCTGCTTCAGTCATAAAGTCATCTGTCTTATTTGCAGATGGTTTGTTCTTGTCTAGATTATCAATTCTAGCAATAACTTCATCAGTCATTTCCATGTTTTTTTAGCCCCTTTGCAGCGTCCATGAAAGCTCCAGTATCAAACTCACTTGGTATGTAGCCTTGTTTCATTCTATCAATTTGAACAGAATGTTCCTCTTCAGTAATTCTTGTAACTCCTGGCATAAATACTGCCTTTCCTGGACCAGCACCATAGTGTGCTGCAGCCTGTGTAATTCTATTAATAGCGGTTAAGTCATATTTTCTGGCTGGAATATTCATAAAACTTCCATTACCATCTCCAAACACTCTTCCTGTTTCTGTTTTCCAAACATATAAACCATATTCAGCATCGTTTTCAACGTAGCTTACTTTTGGCTTGTTTGGCAGTTTTTGTAATCCTTCTAGATAATCCATGACATCATTGTACCATAATATCTAACTTAAACCAAATATTGATCCCAAGATATGTCATTTATTATTACAACAGAGTCCTGAGTAACATTTATAATACTGCTATCATTTACAACTCCAGAGGACAGACCAGCATAAGTATTAAAAATTTCTTTTGCATCTAAAGAAAGAATGGTTACTTCCAAAGGTTCTTCAGCTAAAACTGTTGTCCATGTTGCAGATGCAGCCTTTGTGCCCCAAGTGTAATCATCAACAAGATTCCATTCGTCAAAAATAACCAAGTCTTGTTTAATAGGATTTAACTCCATAAAGCTTGCAACATTATCTACCTTTACTCCAGAATATATTTCAATTTCACCAACAACTCCATCTAAAAGTATTGAATTTTCTTGTAAAGATATAGCAATATAGTTCCAAGATAGGGGTTCAATAACTATATTATTTACAAAATTTCCATTTAAAAAGAATTTGGCATTAGTAAATTCTGCACCAGTATTAGAATTAAAAATATTTAAAAAGGCTCTTCTTCCATTGCCTTCAGGGGTTAAAATAATGTCGTACGAATCACCAGAGCCAAATATTCTACCAATTTTTTTTCTTTCAGTAAATAAGCTAGACTCGTTACACATTAAGAACATTTGCAGTCCAACTACTTCTTGATTATCTTTTAGTGAATCGTTTATTGGAATAGCAATTCCTTTTACCAAAGTTTCATCTACAACTGGCAAAACTTCTATTCCAGAATCCCCAGTTAAATATAGGTATGGAGATGACTCAGTATCAATAACAACTGGAATTTTTCTTTTATAAACATACTGATCTTCATTTTTAACTATTGGATAAAATTTTCCTGCAGCAGGAGTATTTATTGAATAGAATTGTCCTTCATCAAAAGAAAGTGAGACAAGTCCCATATTTTTAATTTTTACATTTTCTGTATTTACTCCCTTAGAAGAAATTTCAATATGAATAGTTATGTAGTAGTTAGTAAAACCAGATATATCTTTTGGTGGATAAATAATAGTTCCATCATTAATCTTATACTTGGTATCTCCTCTAGTAGCTCTACCTCCAGCAGTTGTAGAAGTTGGGGAACCTGACTCTTGTGTTAAAGTAACGGTAAAACTTGAAGAATTTGCAGTTGCAACAGTTACTTTAGAAAGATTAAAGTTATTAGGAGAACACCCAGTAATAGTGACTATATCGCCAGCAGAAAAAGTATTGGCTGCTATAAAAGTATAAGTTCCAGCCGAATAACTTGCACTTGTAATAGTAGTTGTAACTGGTCCAATTACATTTCCTAAATCTAAAATTCTATTCATTCCAATATTTTCTACATTTGTAAACTGAGTGTATACTACATTTCCCAGTTCAATTATGTTTTGTAATGTTATATAAACTTTTGTTGATAAAGAATCTTGATAATTTGAAGATGTTTCATTATACTTTGAAAATATTGAGCTTGGTGTGTCAATGTTAAACTGCAATAAATCTAAGTCATATTTTAATTTACCATTAGCTTGGGTTATATATTTTCCAAAATAAGATAGAGGTATTGAATTTTCCCAATACCCTGAAGCTCCTACATCTAAAACTATTGAAGTGTTTGTTGTTTTTGGCAGCAAGGTATACGATCCAATATAGTCATAAAGTTCTGAACTAAAGTTTTTAATTGCTATTCCAGAGTTGTTAAATATTTGAGACCCGTCTTTATCTGTAAAAAAGTCATTATTAAGTGTTAAAGAAAATATTTTTCCAAGGAATGTTTGTTCCTGATTTCCCGCAAAATTTAGAGAAAGAGATTCTGGTTTTGAAAAGAAAGATCCTACAGTTGAGTAATAAGATTGCTCAATTTTATCAAAATCAATGCCAACTGCAAAGTAAGAGCTTGCACCAACAAGTGCTGAATTTAAAATAGTTTCATTATAAATATATTGAATACTTCCAGAGTTTATTGCTACTTCAAAAGTATTTCCGTCAAAATTATTTGAAATGTACATCAAAGATTGTCTATCTGAAACGTTATTTGAAGATTTTAATATTGAATGAATAGACCTTGTTTGATTTCCAGTTTGATTTAATTTTGAAAAATAAATTGTTCCATAAGAATTATTTGATAAGTATGTGCCATTTGGATCCATTGAAATGTATGGATAGTCTTCATCTTGAATTGCATAATTTTCTTCATAGAATCCTGAAGTAATTAAAGATTTTTGAAAAACTGTTGATGATGAATTGTTATTAAATATGATTTCTGGTAATTCATATTTTGGTAAAGTAATGCCTTTATTATCTGCTACAAGGTTATTATAAAATCCATCATTCCACTTGCTTCTATCTGGATATTTTATTGTAGAACTGTATCCAGAAAATGGGAAATCTACATATGACAGCGTTCCATTTTTTGATGCAATAATGTTTTCCTGTTCTTGAACACCTTGTCCAAATACATATCTTTTCTTTGCAACCTGCTCTGCAACAACGTATGGGAATATTGAAAAAGAATCTATTTCAAAAAGATATATAAATTCATTTGTATAAAACCCTAAATAGTTTTCATCTTCTTCTGTAAAGGTTGGAATATCCAAAGATTCAATTATAATTGATATTACCTTTTCTCCATTAATCATTAAGAAGATCTCATTTTGGCTCTGGCAAAAATGAACAAGCATTGGTCTGTACCATTTTCCAATAAAATAAGACTTAGTATATTTTCCAACATTTACAGTTATAAAATCTCTATCAACATATATTCCATCTTCTGACGCAAGTGGTCCAAATATTCTTCTTCTTGTAACTGTTTCAGGATTGATTCTTAACCAAAATTCTGTTGTAAGTGTTTTATTGTATCCAGTTTTATTCAAAAATCCTTTTCCAGGAAATACCAGAGATGGGAATTTATAATACTGTTCAGAGTCTAAGTATATAGAAGAATTTCCTCCATCAAGAAATTCTGCATAGGATGATGAAGCAGATCCTCCATCAAACAATAGTTCTTCTAGGGAAGACCCATCA